TCCATAATTCTCTAGTTATTTGAAGTAAATCATTTTTATCAAAAGTTTGCGGGTTCCTCCAATAATATAAATCATTTTTATTTACATCAAAAAAATTAATTGATAAAGGTATAAAAATATTATTAATTTCATTTATTAAAGAAATTACCGATAAATCTAAAATTTTTTTATAATTATTACCAATAAAAAACATAAGTAAACCATCTACAGATGTATATCCTAAAGAATTCATAATTTGACCTATTTCAGATAATTGTTTAGATAAAGGTAAATTTTTGAGTTTTATAAATTTACTAAAATCAATAATATCTTCAATATTATTATTAAATTTTGATAAATCAAATTGTTTAAACCAAATATCAATTTCTGTATTTTTATCTAAACTTTCTACAATAAAATTATTATAATATGTATTAATATTTTTATTTATATCATTTAATTTATTTAGTAGGTTTTGTTTTATTGTATATTCAATAAAATGATTATCATATAAAAATGATATATGATTATTTAAATTTAAAATATATAATGATAAATCTTTGTAAATTTTTTGTAAAAGATATAATTTTAGTTTTGTAATAGTTTCAGTCATTATTAATTAATAATAGATTTTAAATAAAAAATATATTAAAAAGTTCGTTTATATATAAAAATACAAAAACTAAAGCTACTCGTTATAATACTTAAAGAAATATAAAACGCATTTAAAAAAAGTTTAAGTGTGTTTGATTTAAAAAAATAGTATAATTATAAAGTATATAATGCCAGTTAACAAAAATTCTAACTCAAAAAATCTTAGCCATAAGAAAGTACAAAATGTCTCTACCGAAAAACTAGTTGGTGGAAATGATGTGTCTCTTATGGAAGCTCCTTCAAAAGAATCTTCACCAGAAGTTCTTCTAGAAGCTCAACCAGAAGCTCAACCAGAAGCTCAACCAGAAGCTCAACCAGAAGCTCTAACAGAACCTCATTCAACAGAAGCTCCAACTAAAAAACCTAGAACAAAAAAAGCATTAAAAGCAGTTGAAACAGCAGTTGAAACAACTACTTTAGCACCTGAACAAACAGCAGGTGGAAATAAAAAAAAGGTAATGTCACAAAAAGCAACTGTTTCCAAGACAACTAAAGATAACACTACACAAAAAGAAACTGTTTCCAAGACAACTAAAGATAACACTACACAAAAAGCAACTGTTTCCAAGACAACTAAAGATAAATCCACATTGAAAGATGGTAAATCTAAAGCAGTCGTAAAACAAACTAAAATTTCTAAGAAGGTAGTTGAGACTGATGTAGACGACGATGGTATTGAAAAGACTGAAAAAGGTGTTCGTTCATTCAAAGTTCAACTACCAAATGATGAAGTGTTTGCAGGTCGTTTTACTGGCTTGACACCTTATCAAGCCGCAAACAAAGCACTTAGTAAATACTTCCGTGAAAACAAGACTATTAAAAGCGAAATTACATTTTCTATTCGCGAGTCTACACGTGGAAGTAAGAGAAGTACCTATGTTTACAGTGGTAAACGTGAAAAGCTAGGCACTCCTGTAAAATATTCAATTAATGGTCCTGATGGTATTGCAAGAGAAATTGTAAAGGAATACAAAAACAAACTTACTAAGGTGAAGAAAACAGATTCTAAAGAAGTTTCAGTTTCAGTTTAAATTTCAGTTTAAATAAATAAATAAATAAATAAATAAATAAATAAATAAATAAATAAATAAATAAATAAATAAATAAATAAATAAATAGTTTTAATTTATAAATTAAAACTAGTTAATTTTTTTAGTGCTCCTATACTAAATTTCATAAAAATATAAAAATATATTGATTATAGTCATAATAAATAATTTTAATAAATTAATAAAAATATTAATTTATTAAATAGTTATAAAAAAGTAAAATAAATTTTTACTTTCTCCTTTACCAATTTATTATATTTTTGGTATAAAAAAATCAGCTTGATTTATACCATATTTAATTATATCTTTAAGAATTGAATCTTCTTCTAATGGTGTAAATGTTACACGACCACCTGTTTCATCTGATGTATATTCAGAGTTTTCTAATTTATATGTATCTAATAAAAGGTCAAAAGAACCTGTTCCACCTGGTATAACTTTTCCTAACATTACATTTGATGATACTGATTTCATTGTATCTTTCTCATTAAAAATCGATGCATTAATAAAATGATCCATTGTTTGTTCAAATGATGCTTTTGCTAATGGGTCTGATTCTAATTTAGATAAACCATGTCTATCTATTGATGTGGTTTCTCCATTATGTGTCATCATATCTACTAATACAGATAAGTGAGTACTATTTAATTTATCCCCTAATACTTTAATATATTCTACCATTAAAATTTGTCGCGTTGCTTCAATACCATAGTGTCTATAAATAGTATAGATATCATTTAATGAAATTCTTGAATGATCCATACCTTTCATATATTTTAATTTTTCCAAATTAATTCCACTTGTAGATACTATAAATTCTTTTTCTACCTCAGTTGCACCAGTTTCTTTATTAAATACTAATAACCGTGTTTCTTCCATGTTAATATTAGTAATACCATCAATACCTTTTAATGTGATATTTTCTAATACAATATTAAGAAAGTCTACTAAAATTTGATAATTGAACGAAGACATTGAAAATCTAATATGAATAATTTGTTCTTTGTCTGCAGTAGTATTACTTAAAATAGCACATCTACTAATTTTATTAAAAATATCTTTTTCATTTTTCTTCATTGTTTTTGTATTTGTGTAATTTTTGTACCAGAATGAAATAAATTTAGTTTTAATATCGAGTAATGTAGTTTCTTTATCTAACATTTTCTCTAAATTTAATTTAATTCTAAAAACAAATGGTAATGATATTAAATCAGCTTTTTGATTATTTATGAAAAATGGTGTTGATACATTATCAAATAATAATTTTTTCTCTGATCCAATATCATAATAAATTTCTGCAGAATCAATTAATTGACCTATTGACAAGTATTTGAAATAAGAAGCTATTTTATTAACAGCTGATCTGTTGCTTTTAATATTATCATCAAAATATATTAGCATCTCTGGTGTTTTAATATTTTTACTAAATGATAAAAGTTCATTAATACGTGGTACACCAGACACTGCATTTGATTTAGAAGCTACTCCAGCTAAGTGTTTAGTATTCAAGTTGAGTTGAGTTGTTGGTTCTCCTATTGATTGTGCTGCAAGAATTCCAACCATTTCTCCTGGTTCAGTCATTGCTTTAATAAAACTTAATGTAATTTCTTTCCATAAATTATTTAATTTAGCTTTAGATAATCCGTAGTTAAATATACATTTATTAGGTGATAAATATTCATATAATGCAATTTCTAAAATATATTTTAACGATTTATCATCATCAATCAAACGTTTAATACCTCTACTAGCACCAGGTAATAATTTAGTTTCAGCTGAAGTTAAAAATGCTTCAATACTATTTTCAATGTCATTTGGTGTTAATTCTAAATTTTCTTCTTTTGTCGAATAATCTTGAGTTATACGAAATAAATTTACAGGAATCATAAATTTTTCTTCCATAGTTTTAAAATTCATTAACGCTTTGCGTTGAATTATTCTCATATTATCTCTATAGTTTTTCATTTTTTCTGAATATTTGTCATTTATTTTTTTTAAATCTTTAATAGATATTTTATGTTTTTTCTCTAATTTCTTCATTTGTTCTTCAGTAAAACTAAATGTATCATTAATTTTTTTATTATCCATGTCCATAATAGATAGTTTAACTTCAGTTTGACATGCTTGATTAATACCATTTTCACCATAAACATATTGGATAATAACTCCACGAGAGTTTCTATTTGTACCATCGTATTTAATACTGATATCTTCTAAACCCTTAATAAGTTTTCTTTGAATATATCCTGTTTGAGCTGTTTTAATAGCAGTATCAATAAGACCTTCTCGCCCTGCACTTGTAAAAATAAATGCTTCATAACCTTTAAGACCATCTAATAAAGATGAACGTGTGAAACCTCTTGCTTCTGGTGTATCATCGTCTTTATGAAAATATACAAGAGATCTACCTTCTACTTTTTTTTGTATACGCCTACCTTCTAAAGATTGTTGTCCAATACATCCCATCATTTGTTGCAAGTTAACTTCTTTACCTTTTGAACCAGATTGTACTAATGCCCAAAATAAATTATATACACCTAAATTTTTCTTTAAAGTTGCACCAATATTAGTTCCCCTAGCATTCATTTCTGCATATAAACTCTCTTCAATAATAGCTGGTGAAATTTGGTCTACTTCGTTTTCAAATTGAGTCAACATATATTTATTTTCTAAGACTGCATTATCTAATATTTTTTTAATTTGTTCTTCAAATGTGCTTTCTAAAAGTGCATCTTTAAAACTAATGGTAAGACCTCTTTGTAATAAAAAATTAAGTATTAATTTCTGTACATCATCAATAAAACGTCTAGTTTTATTAGGACCATATTTATCCCATATAAAATGAATAATTGAATTTTTAGCTGTAGATAATGTTGTATCATCTAATATACCAATTAATAATTTACCATCTTTAACTTGTAAAATTATTTCTCCTTTATCATTTTTTCTAATATTATTAATTCCTGATGGAATAATATGTGAAAAAATTTCTTGACCTGAATATTCTTTATTTATATCAATTAATTCTTTAGTTTCTGATGATGTATTTGCTAAAAGATTAACAACATCTGAACCTTTTATTTTAACATCTTTTTGTGTTAATAAAAATGCACCAGATAATGCATCTTGTTGACAACCAATTATTGGATTAGAATTTTTTACACCAATAATTTGGTATTTTACATTAGCTATACGTTTTAACTCATTTCGAGCTTGAATTGATTGTGCTAAGTGAATATTCATTTCATCGCCATCAAAATCTGCACCATATGGTTTACATGCTGACACATTTACACGAAATGTATTAGCATCATCAATATCTAATACATGAATTTCATGTGCCATCATAGATGGCTTATGTAAAGTTGGTTGCCGATTAAAAAGTACATAATCACCATTTACTGCATGTCTTTCAACAACATCACTTATATTTAATCTAATTGCTTTTTTACGATATTTCAAATCAATTTTTTGAACTTCCGTTTTACCATCATTGTAATTTACACGCAATACAAAATTAGCACCAGGATAAACATCTCTACCATTTTTTACCAAACTAGTTAGATATTTAATATTATAAGGTGTTACTTCTTCTGGAATAGTTAATTCCATTGCAATTTTTTTTGGAACACCTAATTGATCAATGTTAATATAGGAGTCGGGGGTAATAACAGAACGCCCTGAAAAATCAACACGTTTACCAAGTAAATTACTTCTAACTCTACCTGCTTTACCTTTAATCCGTTCTGAAATACTTTTAATAGGAGTTCCCGTTTTAAATTCTGAACGTAATAATGATATAGATTCATTATCAAAGAATACAGCTACATGATATTGTAGTAAAGTATAAGCAGTATTAGAATAATTACCAATATCAGTTTCTGTAGTTTCTTTATCCATTTGAACTCTTAAACGTTGATTTGCTGTTATGATGTCTGAAATTTTTAAAGTTAATGAATTTTCCATTGTAGAAGATGCCATAAAATCTACTTTAGATGTAGGACGAATAATAACAGGAGGAACAGGAAATCTACTAATAATTAGATCTTCTGGTCTTGCAGCTTTAGGATTAAACCCTAAAAGTAGACAATCTGTATCAGAAATATTTCTTAAAATATTATAACAATCTCTTGGTGTTATAATTACTAATATTTTTTTTGTTTCTTTTAATACTTCGCCTGTTTTTTCATCAACCATTTGAGTTCCAACTTCTCTTTCAACAATTAAATTCATTGAAAATTTAGTAGCATTAATTTCTTTTCTAATTTTAGGAACAGAAGTTCCGCAATTCCAACAGAAATTTACATTTTTTGTCAAATTTTTAATTTCTTTAAAACGTGCTTCAGAACGTTTATTAATTGCTTTTTTAAATTGTTCGTCATTTTTTTCAACTAATATATTTGAACATTTAATACAAATACACTGAAGTAATGATTTAAGATGATCGAGAAATCCATAATGAAAAACAGGTTCTGCAAGTTCTATATGTCCAAAATGTCCAGGACACTCCATATGGTTTAAACCACAAGTTGTACAATTCAAATAAAGATCACAAGTCCCCATTCGTGGATCTACTAGACCACCTTTTTTTGGTTCATAATTTTCATATGATTCTGCTAAATTAATACCAAAAGGGTCGGAACTTACAGCTGAATAATTTTTTATTTCTTTATTTGTAAAAATGTTAAATTCGATTTTGTTGATCCGTTTGATATCATCGCTATAATATTTTGATTCTACAGACATTTATTGATATATTGGAGAATATCTTTATATGAAATTTTTAAATCAATTTTTATAATTTAAAAAATTTAAATCTAATTATGTTATATGAATAATGAACATATATACAAAGCATTAGGAGAAGCAATTCTATTTGGTTCTATTCAATTTTCAATTGGTTCAGTTGAAATGAGTTCTAAATTTTCTGTTATGAATTTTTCTAAAGATCAAGAAACATTACAAAATGCTGCATATGCGTTAACTGATTATTTAAAAATAGCAGTAATATGGACTGTTGGGACTTGTTTAATTGGATATTCTAATTTTAATTATTTAGGTTTATATGCAAGTTTAATTGTTAATATATTAATTATTGGATGGATCGCGTATAGTTATCATCGTTGTTTTCTAAAAGCATCTCAAAAATATGATTTAGTATATCCAATTTTATTTTAAATATATTAAAAATTAATTAGACATGTAATAAAAACGTTTAATAATTGTTAATATATATGATCTTGATTTGCCTACCAATTACTAGTTATTATATTAATATCAATGTCGTGTCATAATTGGTTGTTTGTAATAAATTCTACAACATTTATCATAGAGTTATTAACTTTAGAATTTATAAAATTATCAAAAAATGATAATATACCATTTTATATTTTTCTAAACTATATTTAAATGTAATTTCTTCCATTATATTTTATAAAAATATAATAATTAAGTGTTAAGAAAGTAAAAATAATTATTTAAAAATTTATACAACTTTTTTATAAAAAATTTTATTTTAGTTTCTTTTAAATAATAGTTTTACTTTTTTCAACACACTTTAAAAATATTTAAGAATTTTTATAATATTTTAATAATTTTTATGAAATCTGTTGTATCTTTTATGAAAATAATTAAAACATAAATTTATTAGAATAATTGAATATATCATTATGAGTAGAATAAATAAAAAAATATTATTTAAAGAATTATACATAAACATTATAAAATATTAAACAAATAAAGTAAAATTATTATTTGACTACTTATAAATTGAGTACTTTCTTTATATCCATTAATAAAATTTAGTATATTATTGACCA